GCGATACCAGTAGATGCAGCAATTGCGCCAGAGCTATTTACCTGGAACAGATCTCCATTACCTACAGTAAGCATGGCTGCGGGGGTTGTATCACCTATACCTACATTCCCATTATTCAAAACAGTCAGAGCCGTAGTGCCGCCATTATTGCCAGTAAGTAGCTGTATGGCTGGGCTTGTGAGCGTACCGTTACCTGTAGTGCCTTGTAGTTTTAATATGTCTGTTGCTGTTGTACCACCTATAAGCTCATTAGTACCCATATTAAGGTCACCACTCATAGTATCACCAGCTTTATTAACTTTAGCTGCATCTAATCCTGAATACTGTGAGTTGGTAGCGTTATCACCAGTGTTAGTACCAGACAATGTTATGCCACTATCTTTAATAACTTTACCAGTAACACCGTCAAAGAATGCTACATTGCTATCCACAGAAGAGGCTGGACCTGTAACTGCACCAACTATGTTTTTCTCTATTATATTCCAATACTGACCTACTGCTGCCTGTGTACCAGTAACAGTGTTATCAGTATTACAAATTATCATATCGCCCACATCAACAACTGTGCCAGATGCACCACCAATTTTACCTGCTACAGATACAATATATAAATGCCCTGCACTAGCTGCTGGGTAATTAGGGTTAGTAGAACAATCTAATGTACCTTTATAGACAAGTGCGTTTTCATTACCTAAAAGGTTATCAACATATACTTTAACTGCATTTTGCGATGGGTATAAAGTGTTTGAACTACCTAGACTGGTGCTTGTAGATTTGTTAGCAACGTCTTCTGGTGTGAACCCTAAAGCAGTTTGTTTATTATTAAAAGTAGACCAATCAGTTGATGTTAAATAACCGTCTGCAGAGCTAGATGCTGCACCTAATTTAGTTTTAATAGTAGTTTGAGTTTCATCACCAGTGTTAGTGCCAGAAGTATTGCCTATAACCACCTTTTCAGCGTTAGTAACATAGTTATCGTCTGCGCCAAGTACTGGTGCATATACGCCAGTATGGTTGTGGGAAGTCAGAGAGTAGCCAGATAAGTCTTGGTCGCCAGTGTTAGTGCCAGACTGATTTCCTATGGTTGTAAGATTAGCGTCTGTAACGTATCTTTTGTTTAGAGAGTCAGCTATGTCAGCAGTAGTAGCGTCTGCACCAGATGTAACAAGTCCTTTAGTATCGTAAGTAATTTTGGTTTTAGTTGCGCCTGTAATAGCGGTGTTACTTGTTACTTTGGTGTCTGCGTAAGATTTAGTGGCTTTTTGTGAAGCTATGGCGGTTGCGGAGTTAGCTGTTAGAGCTGCGTCATCATCAACTACTGTATTAACTGTAATCTCAGTAGCCGATATTGTGTCTATATCTATGTTAGTGCCAGCATTAACTGTTGTGGGGTTGCCAGGTATACCTTGTATGCCTTGGTCTCCTTTTTCGCCTTGTGGCCCAGCACCTCCGCATATAATATTAGCTGTAACCGTATTAGAAGTTACAATGTTAGCAGTACAACTACCATCTGACTTTATATTTGTGATTATTGTGGCACCAGTCATTATGAAATCCTATTTGTTGGGCTACCGTCTAGTAGTATGTTGCCCTCGCATAGTTTATAAATTACACCAGATTGTTCTTCAACTTTTATATCAAAGTTATACTTGTCTGGTTCTAGCATATAAGTATCTTCTGGGTTGATTATAACTGTTGTATGGCCGTTTGGTGCATCTGTATGTGCAATAATGTTCTTTTTTAATAGAGCAGTTGTATCATCAAAATTATCGTCATATTCAACTGGCTTCATTGTAAACCTGACCGTGGCATTTTCTAAACTAGCTGCTACATCATTTTTCTTATAATATAAATCAATACTGTATGTTGTGCCTCTGCTAATTTTTATTGTAGACATGCTTTACTCCTCATCTTCCGAGTTAATATTTTTTGTTCTAACCATAGAACTTTGCAAACTATTCTGTGCGTTGACTTCGAACTCAAAAGCAAGTTTACATCTATTGCAATAAGTTTCGCCAGAACTACCAGGTGCAACTTTAACGCATAAAGACTTACATTTACGTGTAATGCCATCGCTTTTAGACGTTCTGCTAAAAGGGCATAAGATATTAACAAAATTATGCTCCATCTTCTTGTATAACCTTTTTTATATCTACAGCATGTTTTTTAAATGCACCGTTAGTCTTTTTAAATGGCTTATATTTTCTGGCCTTATATTGCTCTAGCTGTTTAAGCTCATCTGCATTCATAACATAGAAAGGGTTACTAGATAATTGCTCTATTTGTTCGTCTGGCATTTGTTCCATGATTGTCTCCTATTCTTATTATATACAATTTACTTTATGACTAATTCGTACTTACACCCACAATTTGTGTGCGCATTACCTGCTGTTAAATCTTCAAACTCTACCATAAGCTTTTGTACTTTAGTTTTGCCATTAGCTTCAAATGTTGCAGATAATTCATCACCTATGCTTGCAAAGTTCTTTTCAAATGGTATTGGTGGCTGGCTTGCTAATTCTTTACATATCTCACAAGGATTATCATTAGTAGTTACCCACTTCTTATATGCTTTTTTAGTTAAGTCATTCTGTTCTAAAAATTGTCTGTCTGCTTGATACTGAGATTGTGTAAATGCACGGTTGGTTTCTGTCCTTGCTATTGCCTTTGCTCTAGCAGTAGTTATATGGTCGCTATACTCATTTTTAATTGCTCTTACAATTTGCTGTTGGCTATCACCACTCATTGCCATTTCTCTAGCTTTTACTAAATCAGCATCTGTTGCTTTACGCCCGTCAGATATTATACTTTGCAGCTTTTTGTCTACCTCTAGGTCATATGTATTCTTTATTGTGCCAAGTAAGTCATTTAATATCGTTTCTATGTGGCTCTGGGATGCTTTAGAGGCTATTTCGTTGATATATTGTTTAGTTATATTGTCTAACTTAAAAGTGCCAATGAGTGCATTCTCTTTCTGCCGTTTGTTCATTATGCTAACTGCTATTATAGGTATTATTACACTCATAAAACCAATTAATGCTAAATTAAGTTCTTTTTGGTATTCTGCTTTTTGCTCTTCTGTAATAATATCATTTTGTTGGTCATAAGCATTCTTTACTATCTGTACATTGTTTAGAACTACACCAGCAACTTGAGACTGTATATTTATTATCTGATTTTCAAGTGTTGATTGCTGTAATAGTAGGTTATTATCTTCTTCTTGCTTGGCATTAACCACTTTTTCTACATCATTATTTTCTTTTGGTTTATCAGATATTAACTCAAAGTCATCATTAGTTAATACAAATCTATTATTCATGATGCAATCTCCGTTACTAATTCTACATAATTATCACCATCTATACGTTCAATTACATTAAGTTTTAAGTTTCTTGGCAATATAAACTCAGCTTCGGTTGTTTGTAACCCATTGTCTCTTCCTGTTAGAATAGGTATAATACCTTTTTGGCCTTTATTTGCTTTAATTGACAGTAAATATGGTGTATCAAATATTCTATCTTGCTCTTGAGTAGCAAAAGATTCTCCTTTTGTCTTAAAAAAGCTTGCAGATGAATAACCACGTGTAAAAACTTGCGAACCTGGTTGTATATTTTTATCTGTATGAATACCGCGGTATAATATTGTATTCTCTTTTAGTTTGTTTCTCATAGATTTGTCTAATGTATTAACAGTTATTTTACGATAATCATCTAATTTATTAACATTTCCGTTTGCCTTTATCAAGTCTTCATTAGTGTAAGCAAAGCCCATATCTGTGTACCCGTCTATCTCTTCAACCTCTGTTTTTGAAAATGTTGTTTGGTTACCATAATCTTTTTTGATTGTACTACTAAACTCATTTGGGGTTAAGTTTGAATACTTTGTTGAGTAACCTTTACTCCACTTACCGTCAGAATCTCTAGGCTGCTTATCACTATAATTCTGTTCTAATTGTGAATCCTCTTCGTCTTTTTTTTTTAATTCAACTAGGTCATTTTGTATTTCGTTTAGCTTTTTAATAAGAGCATTGTTAATATCTTCCGCTGGTTCTGGCTCTTCTTTATCTTCAATATCATCGTTTTCTTTAGGTTTTAACTGCTCTTGCATCTCAGGTGCCTTAGATTCACCCTCTTTCTTGGCTTTCTCGTCTATTCTAAGCTCGTCTATCGCTATTTCATTGTTGAGATATGCCTTTATACTATCTGGCGTGTAAAACAATGCTGCGAGCGAGTTATAAAGCTCAATTTCAGATTTCTTTTTTTCAATATCTTTAATCTCTAAGTCTTTATCTTTAATCTCTGCATCAATATCTACACCAAGCGGACTGTCAATATACATAATAAGTTGCTTATTAGCATTTACATTCTTATTTTCGTAGTTATTCTTATAATCTTGGTTAAATGCGTCTACAACTAATTGTAATTGCGGTATTATATGATTTTCTACAAACAAATCTTTCTGTACTTTAGAAGTTTCACGGGTAGTACCAGATTCTTCTATGCCCATAATAGTTTTGCCTACACCTGATACTGCAAATAATGTAGAGCGGTTTATCTCGTTAATGTCATTTAAGCTAGATTTGTCTAAATCAAGTTGCATGCTTTGCCACTTAATTGAACCTTCACCGTTGCCAAATAGTGGTACACCTTTTTCAGAACCTTTAACTCTTGCTACGAAGTTAGCAAATTGTTCATCAGGCAATATAACATCAGTACTAACTATTCCTGGTGCGGACATATTACTTTTAATTGCATGTCGTGTATAATCACCTGCTTGTTTAAGAGCATATTGGTATTCTTTAGCTGCATCAGTTATAGCGTATGGGTCATTATTAAATGGGTTTAGCTTAACTATTGGTATTATCATTTCTTTAGGTAATTCACGTATCAAACCATTTTTAGTTTCTACATAGCCACCAACTTCACCGTCTTCATTTAAGATACGTCTAACATTGTATGGGTTTATAAGTTTAAACTCTTGTATATTACCTATACGGCCTGAATCACTAAAGTTTCTTACAGCCATTAAGTAATAAACGCCTTCAAGGTCTATATAAGTTGAGATGGTATACCAGAACTCATAGTTAGAAAACGTACTAGATTTGTCTATAATCTCTAAGTAAGGGTGTACAATCTCATTCTTATCACTTTCATCATTTAAACCTTGTTTTGTTTTAAGGTTTTCTATAGCAATCTGTGCTACTTTATTTGCTCTAACGTTAATTGCTGCATATGAATAGCCTTGGTAAAGCTGAGTGTCGTCCATAATAACTTGTGACCAGTCTTGTACCAAAGGTTTCTGGTTGCCGTATCTTAAAAAGGCATTTCCCAATCTGGATTGTTCAGTGCTGCCAGTATTTAAAAAATTACTAACAACGTTTTTTATTCTGTTAGTAATCTTCATTGTGCGTGTAACTTTATTTCATCAATTAGAATTGGCATAATATAATACTCCTATATATTATAATTATAACAAATTCATTATTCTTTTATATTTTGTTAGCTTCTCTTATAGCTTGGTACACCATATACTGATGTGTTTGCATTTGCTGGATACTTAAATCACCAGTAGCGCTAGTGTTAATAGTTATATCACCAGCCTTTTCCCCAAGACCGTCTTTTTTTACTTTTGTTACTCTTGAACTTGTCCACATGCCATCAGGCCTAGCATTAAAATCTACTTGTTTTGAATAGCTATCCTCTCTAACCTCTCTAGTAATCTCTCCTTTTGGTTGCACTATATCAAACCCTTTTGTTCCTATAGCTTCTTTCGTAGATTTGTAAGTCAAGCTATGATAAGCCATAGTATCTCTTACGTCTATATTGCCAGTAGCACTTGCATTTAATGTTATCTTACCATTTGTTTTATCATATACCATATCTGACTCAATAGTGTTTCTACCACCGTTTACTTTTAATGAGTGGGTTACTTGTTTTATATATTTATCTTCTCTCACAACTCGTTTTATACCACCCCTTGCACCTTTTGAGCCAATGCCTTTGCCGCTGCCACCTCTAACACCTGGTCTTCCACCGTGACCCCAATTTCCAGAGCCTGAACCACCGTTTAATGCGGCATCAGCCCTTTTAATAGCTTCTATATGTAATTGTTTAGATGATTTCATACTTTTATTATACCATGCCCATTCTGGCTCTTATGCTCTTTCAAATCTAACCATTCTTGAAACAAAGAAAAGGCTACATGCCTGTTAGGGTCATTAATACTATAGTCGTCTAACACGTCTATCGCTCTTGCCTCTGGGTATTTTTCGATAGGTGTATTCAAGTATACATCTATCATTTTATTTGTTATCGCTACTGCATTCATATAGCAACCTAAAAACTTCCCTTTAATTCTTGATAATCTAGACCTAAATCATAAGCTGTGTCATCACATTCAACACAATAATCGTTTTCTATTTCTGTGCCGCAAAATATACAAGTGTTCATTTTAAAAACTCCTCTCTTAAACCTTTATGAGTGTCTTGTGGCGTTGAATTAATAACCGCTTGCACTTGCCATGTTATCCTATCTATAACGTAATACACGCTATCTATATGAGATGGTATAACATCATAGTCTATTGAGCTGTATTTATAAAATGCCATTTTTTAGCCCTCCAATTTCTTTACTCTTTTTATAATATCTTCTGTGGTGACTATTATGCCAACCTGTCTTTCATATACTCCGTAAAGCCTGTCTGTTTCTTTTTTTGGCAGCTTCCCAATACTATCTGAATATCGGTTGAACCACCAATCTGCTGCTATTTTATATTCTGCTAAATAATCTTCTAGCTCTCTCATTATTGCTGCTGCTTTGTCTTCCATTTTTCTAGTCCTTTCTTATTACTACATTTTAATTATATATTATAATTAAAATTAAAACAAACCTTTTTTTGAAAATTATAGATAAATACGATTAATATTCTGTTTATCATCTGTCATACCCCCGTTCTTAATCCAATTTGCTATGACAAAAGAGTCTGCATTATCGGGGCTTCTACCTAGTAGTTCTTTGACTTTATTCTTAGGCATTATCTTAATTACCTTTGCTTCACTTATATATTCATGGGCTTTTAATTGCCGTCTTAAGCCTGCTCTGCTGTCTGAATCTTTTAAACTTTGTAGTTGGCTATATATTCTAGTGTTACCCTTGTCTAAATCTTGTGCCAAGTCCCAATAGGTTTGAGACCGTAAGTTGTTATACCCAGTAACGCTTGGTCTATTGCCTGCTATATAAGATGATATATACCAACCTTTACTACGCATAAAATCTCTAAGCCCTACGCCTATACCTATAGTATCTACGCCTATTAAGTTAGCTTTTTTACTATCTAAACCTCGCATTTGGCATATTTTTATTAATTCTAGTGCTGTTTGCTCGCTTACTGCTTTTTCTCCAGTAGTATCAATATTCATTTCTATTTGCTCTACTAGAATATTACCTCTCATGATAGATACCACAGTTTTGTCTTTACCAACATCTGCTACGTCTACGCCAACTGCACTAATATCACCGTCAACTTCACCAATTAATGACCTATCTAATAATAAATCTTTAAATAGCATATTATCGTCATCACTATAATCCCAATCACCCTCATACAAGCGTTTACGCTCTTGCATAGGCATAGTTTTAAGATGCTCTAAATAATTAAGAGATATAAAAGGGTTATCTGTGGGTAACGCTCTAATAAACGCTCTGTACGCGGTTTGTTTATCACCCCCCACATAGACACTACCATAGGGCCAAAGCTGTGATACGCCGCCTCCTAATGCCTTGTATGGCTCGTAATACTCATCTCTAGTAAAGTTTTGGCTAGGGTTGCCAGTTAGTAATGTTTTGCCTGTTATTTTATATTTATCATTAAGCCACCTATTTGTACGGCTGCTAATAGCATTTTTAGCTTTTAATGTGATTTCACCAGCTTCTTCAATAACTACATGAGTAAAGAGCAAACTACCAAAACTGTCAAAATCTGGGTCACTTGGTTGTCTAGCTAAATCAATTAGCTGTATAGTAGAGCCGTTTATATACGTTACTAAACTTTTTTGGTCTTGGTATGTAAAAGAGCTTTCGGGTATTTTAAGTAAAGGGTGAGCTTCTCTAAACAAAGATATTAATGTAGATTGCTTAAGCCTAGTTAATTCTTTACGCCCTAATGCTATTTTTATACCAGGATAATCTCTGCATTGTAAACATATCCACAAGCAAACTAATAGTGTTTTGCCAGAACCTGCTGCACCGCCCCAATAAATCTCAGTTACTGCTGGGTTGTTTATCGTCTGCAGGCCCAGTAGTTGCTTCTTGCTCAGCGTTATCTTCTCTGACATTTTCTACGACCTCAATAGTTAATTTCTCTGTGTTAAACAGACTATTTTCAAATTCGTGTACCACTTTGTCGCCAAAGCCAGTTTTTCTAAGCCACTCTGCTGCATGCTTATCTCCTTGTATAGCTTTGATTATCATTGCTACTACTATAGCGTTAGCACCATTTTTCTTATTTAAGCCACTTACCCAACTTGGTATCTTTTTACCTTTAAATATTAAACTAAAGACTTCTTCATCGTCTAATATGTTTTGTACTATAGTAGACCAATTCTTCATTCCACGTTTGCCACCACCCAGTTTATTGCCCTTTTTGAAGCGGGTTTTCTCTCCAACTTTAGGGTCTAAATTATAGTTTGCCATTTTGCCGTTTTTTTACCGTTTATCATAATGACATGATACCACCTTTTATTTATAAACCAATACTATCTCATTAAGCCAATAAATGTAACCGTTTGGGGTTTCTTATTATACTTCTTGGCAATTGATGCCATCTTATTGTTTATTCTATCTATGATTGGTTGAGCTAATTCTTTTGCAGTTTCTCTACTAATTTGGTTAGTTAAGTAAGCCTGCTTTATAGCTTCTATTTCTTGCCTATTCTTTATTGCTTCTGTTGTCATTTTCTAGTCCTTTCATGTCTTAACACTATAATTCTATGATAATACCTCTATAAAATCAAGCATTTTAGGCACTTTTCTATAGTTTTTAGGCGTTTTCTTGGTAATAATTGCATATTTTGTTAAGAATATAGCCAGAACTCTTATCTTCTATATTTTCGTATAATTCTACTATTTTTGTTATATTCTCTTTTTCTTCTGGTGTTACTCTTATATCAAGCCTTACTAAGCCGTCATTATCTTCACCGCCAAATTCTTCTTGTTCTAATGATTCTGGGTCATATTCTAATATAGCTATCATATTATCAATTTCGTCTTGTAAATAAGGTAGTTCTAAATCGTCATACATATCTGCCATATCTTTTACTAATTGAGCTTGTAATACTTTATCAAAAGGTACTTGTTCTTCAAACCATAGAGTCATTTCTTTAGCTTTTTGGTCAGATAGTTTGCCTAAATTATATACTAATGCGGTATCGTTACCCGATTGTTTAAGGCTAGTCCACCTTTGTTCTCCGTCTACTATTTCTAAGCCCTTTTCGCTTTCTCTTACAAAAATAGGCATTAATAAGCCCTTTTGCTCTAAACCTCTTTTAATATTTTGTTGCTTTTCAGTTTCTTTTTCTTTTGGGTTATAACTATTAGGTTTTATATTATCTATTGGTACTTTTGACACTTTTGCTGAATCAAATACTAAATCTATCATACTTTACCTCCTTTATTTACTTGAAAATCTTTAAAATCTATCCCTTTTGCTTTCCACAACTTAGTTAAATAGTCTTGCATATCTTTATAGCTTTTAACAGTTAAAGAAAGTCTTGCTAACCTTTGCTCTTTTAAGTTCGTACTATAAACTTTTATTAAATCAGGTTGTGCCATATCGTGCCCCCATTTATTTTGTTTAAAACTAATAGCCTTTGAATTACCATTTACTGAGCGAGAATATATACCATATTGTACTCCTGCTTTCCAAGATGAGCTATCTGCTGAATAAAAAGGGTATTTACCGATAATCTTTTTATTAGTTAATGCGAAACCGTGTAGCTTTACCCCATTTCTATATGCTTCAAGGGTATACTTACCATAAGGTATTTGGGGGCTTCCTGGTCTTAATCCCTCTATAGCTACATATTTGCTTTCGCTATCTTTTAATAATTGCTTAAACTCTTCAAAGTTACAAGTAGCTGGGTGGACTACAGTTATACATTTTTTAAATAGTCCTAATTGTTTTAATCTTTTTCGCCAATTTATAACCTTTTCTTGGCCTATAAGTTCGCCTATATCTAGCTCTACATAATAATCATATACATCATAGTATTTTTTGAGCCATATTAAATATGCTTCAAAATATTCATCTGGCGTTTCTGCTGTTTTAGTTTTTTTAGTATGGACAGAAGCAGTTAGCCCTTGGCTAGAGTTTTCAGAGAAAAAAGTATGAGCACCTGAATCAACTATAATTGTGCTTACATGGGGTCTATTCAATAGCATGCTTTTCGCACCGTCTTTCTTTCTCATGTAATAATAAGACATAAAGATATTCTCTATTTTTAGTTTGTCCATATTACTTGCGGTCTCTAAATCTTCTGTTGCTGCTAGAAATATTTTCATTATAATTGCTCTACTATCTTAGTAACATTTTTATTATGAGATTCTGCTATACTAATAGATTCTTGTAAATTGTCTTGTTCCATTAATTTAGGTAATTTATAGTGTAGCTCTTTGTAATTAGAATACATAAACTTGCTTGGATAGTAATCTTTATAACTTAATTTATTTGGTACTAGCAGATTCATACCATAGGCACAGGCTTCTATTGCTGATATACCATAGTTTTCTTGTTTAGCAAAACTTAAAAAGAGTTTAGACTTTCTTAATAACTCATAGTATTCTATTTTATTTAAATCTAAGTCTAGCGTTTTAACAAAAGTATATTCTGGGTAATCTTTAGCTATTCTATTAAAAATAAAAGGCTGTTTCTCGTCTACTAGGCGGCCTGCAAATACTATAATATTTTCTTTTTCTTGCCAACTAATTGGTTGTTCTGCTAATTCATACATTTTTTTAGTAGATATAGGGATACCCGTTATATACATATTACCGTATTCTTCTATATAACCTTGGTCTATTAAATCTATTAAAGGCTGGCTGCTACCTAAAAATACCTTATCTGATATTTTTATAATTGCCTTTTCGTAATCTTTAGCCCAATATTTTAAATTAGCTACAAAATCAGACGGTGTAAAACTGCCTGCATGCAATATGCCAGATACTCTTACTTTTTTATCATTAAAATATGCCATATATGGTATAGATTCTATGCCTGCAGCCCAAAGGTCACTAAAAAAGAAAGTATCACCGTCTTTAATTTTATCATCTGCGAAAAGTTTAGCAATCTCTGCTAATTGCCCAAATCTAGTAATGTTAGTACCTGTGCTATTGAGAAAGTCTTTTTTATTTGAAATTACTTGTTCTTTTACACTACTGCCTAGTGTTGTATATTCTTTGCCTTGGCGTTCTAATTCTTCTCTAATTATCTCGTCCATAGCTTTTGTATATCTTCTTTCAATATACTCTAGCGGAACATACCAAATCATTTCTTTTCCTTTGAGTAAACTACAGCCCCATTTTCACCATCTTCGCTAACTTCACACATAGATAACCCAAATTCTTTTATAAGTTGTATAGCTAACATCTCACACGATACATGCCCTAATTTATGACTAGGGTAAGTTTTTTCTAGCCAATCATTAACTCTGTGTTTAAGCACTATAAACTCTATATCTCTGTTATTGTGGTCTACTACTTTGTACGAATTAATTTTAAAAATATGCCTATGCTCGTTTTTAAGATAAGATACTTCTTCAATATCGCAATCGGGCCATCTATGGGTAGCTTCAAACTCATTATGAGCATACACTTCTATTATGTATTTATCATCTTTAAGCATATGAATCAAACTCTGCTCTAGCTTTACTGTCATTTTTGAAAGCTCCTACTAGCTTTTTAGTTACAGTATTAACATTGTGAGTCCTGACTCCCCTCATCTCCATACAAAAATGCCTAGCTTCTAAAGTAACTGCAACACCTAAAGGCTCTAGCTCCTTTTGCAATTTTTCTGCTACTTGGCTAGTTATCCTTTCCTGATTTTGTAATCGCCTAGCGTACCACTCAACTGTACGAGTTAGTTTAGACAAGCCTACTATTTTACCATTTGGTATGTAAGCAACCGTTGCATGACCAAAGAAAGGTGCTAAATGGTGTTCACATAAACTAAAGAAAGGTATATTTTTCTGTATTATCATTTGGTCGTATTTCTCACTATCAAAAACAGTAAAATTATATTCGTCTGGGCTCAAGAATTGCTTATAAAACTTGATTACCCTTTTAGGCGTTTCAAGCAACCCCTCACGGTTAGGGTTTTCGCCAATAGTTTCTAATAGCCTAACAATAATATTTTCTTCATCTTTTTTAGTGTCTTCATAAGGCAATTCAATCCAGTCATTTATTTCTCTAACTACATAAGTAGTGTTAGGACTATGTTTTTTTCTATATAAAACTGCTGTATCATTTGTACACTTTTCTAATGTTTTACCACTGTCTATTAAATCATCAACAACTAAAGTGTTTGGATTCACAGTGTCACTTAAAGGTAAGTTTAGTATTCCACTTAATGCTATGCCAATTGGCACACCACCTCTGGGTATAGCGTATATATTATTGTATTTTCTATAATCAATTAGTTTAGATAATTTTAAAATATCATTTTGTAATGTCCCATAATCTATATTCACCTCTTAAACTCCCCTTTCGCTGCCCCATAGAGCTATATGTAGCCTAGGCGTAAAATTAAATTGATGCTCTTTACATAATTCTGCCACCCAGCGTTCTTTGGCATTTTGTTCTTCTTGTGATACCCCTTGTGGCATTAAATAAACTCTATTATTTGGTATACCGTATTCTTCTAATAATGCTAATACTTGTTTAACATCATCTTCTGTATCAATAACGAACTTAAAATCTGCTTTTTCAATATCTGCGTAGGCTTCAAGTGCAGGTCTTTTTAATCTTTTCTTTTCAGGCATATTACTATTACTTAATTTAACACTAACATTAAATTGGTCTACCTGCTCTAATAGCTCATCTTGAGGCTTTATAGTACCGTTAGTTTCTACCTCAACTCTTAAGCCCTCGCCTTTTAATTGTGTTGCTAATTCTATTAAACTAGCTTGTTGCATTAAAGGTTCACCGCCAGTAATAACAACTCTTTCTGATTGCTCGCCTGTGGTCCTGCTAACTGCTTCGCCAATATTAATAGTTACACGTTCTTCTTCTCTAACATATTTTTGGTCGCCATTATGCTCAAAATCTGTACCTGTCCAGTTCCAAGTATAAGGCGTATCACACCAAACACATTGTAAATTGCAACCACTTAATCTAATAAATGTTGCTGGTTCACCAATGTTCCTACCTTCGCCTTGCAGGGTATTAAATATTTCTGGCTCACCGTCTTTACTTGCTAAATTAATTGAATTAGGACTCTGGCTCATATACTGCCCAACTTGCTTTATCTTCGCCTTTATAGCCCTCGCATATTGATACGCTAATAGGTTTGACATTTAATTCTTTAATCCAGTCAAATAGTATAATTGCAATATTTTCAGCAGTTGGCTGTATTACATACCCTCTTTTTTTGAATACATCATTAATAAACTCGTGGTCAAATCTATCAATCACGTCTTTTATAGCTCTAAAATCTATAACCATACCAGCCCTATTAACATTGTGCCATACAACTACTTTAACAGCATATGTATGACCGTGAAGCCTTGCACATTGTTTAGTAATTAATAAATCGCTATCTTCTAATTGATGCGCTGCATCAAAAAAATGTTTAATTTCTAATTTCATTTTACTCTCCTTCTTTGTGGTTTCCAGCTCTTACCTTGGTACTCCACCGTTAGTTTTACATTTGGCTTATCGGCATATAATGCTTCAAACAGTTTCCATTTTAATTTCCATACAGGCATAGCGAGTCCTTTCGCCTCTCGATATTCAGTTGTGCCGTCATTATGTTCTATAACAAAATCTATATAATAATTGCATATTATGTAGTTATTTACTACTAAAGGTATCTTAACTTGCTCTTGAAAATCTTTTATTTCTCCAGCTTTTTTCAGCAGCTCTAAATCTCTAGCTATGCTAGCTTCAAACTTGCTATCGTTTTTGCCTTGTTTGGCGGTCTTATAATAACTATATTTTTGAGTGTACATACGTTATCTTTCTTCAAACCATTCATATAAGATTATAGCCAATGCTGACATTGATAATACATATATAATGAATTCTACTACATTATTAGCTAAATATATACTAAAAGGTACACTTAAATATATAGACATACAGTAAAAGCAAGTTGATAATTGCTTTAATCCACCGTCTTTGTATTTGAGTTTATCTGTGTAGTTCGCTAATTTACCAAAGATATTAAATGGTCCATTCTCATCTAATATCATATGCCCTATACGCCATACTGCTAAAGTAGATAATAAGAATATAAATATACTATACATCTTTCTTCGCCTTTTTGTTCTTTCGTCTTAGGTACCGTGGCATAGCAACCATCTCGCCTTTTTCAGTAAAGTGTATCTCTACCTTAGATGCTTTATATACTTTGTTCCATGGTTTATCTAAGCCTTGCCCACGTTTATTCTCTTTTCGCAATAACCTGTATTTCTCTTTATCAAACTGTGACACTACTTTGTCTCCACCTATTATTGCTCTTAAGCATTAAGATTTGTTGGCTGCCATCTACTTTTATATTATCACCATTGCTATTTTTATGTACACATTTAATCATAAAGTCGGTGTAGTTTTTTACGCCTAGCCTACGCATAGATATGCCAAAGTTTACATCAGGGCCTAGACCATTATTATCAAAAGGCTTAAAGTCATGGTTAACATAATATTCTGATTTTGTCATAAAACAATAAAAGCCACCAGCGTCTACTTGTTTTACTCCGTCTTGCAGTTCTGATGAGATAATTTTAGTAGGTTCGTATATATTATCTACAGTCCACGAGCCTAGATACTTTATACCCCACCTGCCAGCCTCTATGCCTTGTACAAAACCAGCAAACCTATCTTTGTATATATAATGTTCATAAAGCCGTTTAAAGGCATTATATGGCACAAATGTATCGTCTTCTATAACCATTACAAACTCTGTATTAAAAACATGTTGTTTGGCTGTGTTATGTATGTCTGCAATTCTTAATCTTCTTGCTAATATATCATAATTAGATTTAGGCTCAGTAACTTTATATTGTATAGTTAGTGTCTCGGCATACTTGCTGCCATTAAGTAAGTTCCTCACTTTTAGGTATAAATCTGTATCACCATCTACTATAGCTAGTATATTTACTTTTGTTTGGTCGCAATCTAAAAGTTCTATACTTGTTAAAAACTCTGTAAGGTAATCATCACGGCTAATTGGTAATATTATAGTTGTTTTATCCATTATAACTCCAACGTTTCTATATATTTAGGTAACAGCACATCACTTGAGTAATTGTCTAAACCTATTTCAAAAGCATCTAACTTTAAAGTATGCCTTTCATTATCCGTTAAACTACAAAACCAATCTATTCTTTCGCCTAATTCTTTAACATCTACTTGATGCACGTCTATTATCGTTCTTGCCATAAACTCTGTATATTTTACCGCATCTATAAGCCAACTGCTGGGCAGTATAACGTTATTTGGTATTATATCTGACATAAATACAGGCAGTCCACTACACAATGCCTCATTCATCGGTAAACATAAACCACCATAACGTCTTGGTAATATCATTAAATCAAAATCTTGGTACATATCATTTTGATTTTCTATATTCTCTACTGCTATTTTTACTCTTTTATCATTTATAGTGCTAAAAAAGTCTTTATCATCATATTGTGACCGTATAGTTAGT